GTTGATTGACCACTGAATCTATTCTTAACTGTTACCTCAACTGTTGGGTCGTCTGGTAACTCCACATCAAATGGTAACTTGTAGTCTTTGTTTTTGTATTTAATTGTTTTCATGTTTTCTCCTGTATGTTAATAGCCTTATCCTATACTATCCACCATTATTGTCAACTGCTATTATCTTAGTTTCAATGTAGGGATTGCCACTCCAATCTGTTGTCTGTTCCTTGACTACATCTATCGGTGTTTCAAGAGCCTCGGTCCTTGGCGCAATGGCTATGACTTCTCTTACATATGTATTAGCAAAGTCATTATAACAACCATTACTACAAAAATAAGAATACATACCTAATCGATCGCCACTATTCCACCTGTCCTGTTTTACTTTCCTAGTTCTTAGGACCTTGCTACCCTTGACACCTCGTATTCTATCTTGTGTGTGAGATTTGTGACAGCTTGGTCCATGACACCAAACAAAATTACTCATGATCTGGCACCCCCATAAACATTGCAACAACACCAGAAAAACAAATTAGTATTCCTAATACTTTATGTTCGCCTGTGTGTATGAAAGTTATGAAACCTAACATAACTAAAACAAAGCCTGTTAGTATCATCATTAGTCTACCAAATACTTCTGCATAATTTACTTTGTTGTTGTTCATTAGTACCTCACTTTCCAACTGCCTTTGGCAGTTCTATAATTGTCTGCGTCCATGTCAAAGTATGTCATTAATTTTGCACCTTGTTTGCTAGTCCAAAATCTACATTTGTCTGTCCACTTTGCCTGTCGTGTGATGTGCTTTTTATCTTTGTTAGAATAATAAGTTATTCTAAATGTTGTATTGTTTTCCATGTTATTTCTCCTGTATGTTATGGGCTATCCTACCATAAATAGGATAGCCCTGTCAACTCTTAATTTACACTTTGTTGCTGTTGCATTATTGACCTTGCAATAGCTATTTTTTCCTCTCTAGTTTGTTCAACCTTATCTTCTAAAAGACTAGCTAGATTTTCTGGGCTATAAACTGATAAAGCCATACTGCTACTTTCATTTAGTATTCCCTCATTCAAAGCAATACCAAGTTTGTCAGCAAGTGCTTTTGCTTGGTCAAAGTATCTGTAAGATTTTAAACCAAGTTTTAGTTTTTCCATTTTACTATTTACATGACTATATAATTGTTGATGTGCCATGATAACATTCTCTCTCAAACTGTTATACATCTTGAACATCTCAAAAGTTTCTTGGTCAACTGCAAACATTCTACTATGACAATAAGATGTACCAATAGTAGTTAATTGGAAATCTTTTTCCCATTCATCTTTATAAGACATTTGAGTTTTATTATCGTTGCTACTATTCTCATGCCCTGTAAATTTATTTACTTGGCTTTCCATAGTGTAATAGCTTGGACTTCTTTTGTCGTAGTTATTATCAAGTGCAACATGAAAGTCTGGGTTAAGACCTTTTGCTTTAATCTCATCTCTATAATAAGACCTTGCAAACTCATCACTCAAACTAAATTTAACATGTTCTTCATCAACAACTTCTATTGGATTTCCGTCATAGTCGGTTGACATTTTTGGTGGTGCAGTAAAGACAAAACAATTATCATCATACAACTCTCCACCACTCCGATTGTATTTAGCAATCATACTTCTAATTGTATCTACATCTTCCTGTGGTTGGTGGTGTCTTACAACTGTTTCAACTAAAACTTTCATTTTAGTTCTAGCAGTATTATAGTCAGCGATTGCTTTTTTGTGCAGTTCATTCTTTGGACTGTTAAGTTCAAAGTGTGTTTGGAACACATCAGCAATAGCTTTTCTTTTTTCACTATTTAATGTTAGTCTTTTTTCTGGCATTTGTTTCTCCTGTATTGGTTAAAATTAATTTTAAATTAACACTTGACAATAGGATAGTCAAGCATTATATTTGATACAAGATTTGTAGCAAGGATACACTGACAACTTGCTACTGATCTCTGGTCCAATGATCACGCCGAAAGGCCTGAACCCTACCAGTTTGGATAGCGTTGGACCTGGGATCAGTCTATTAGTGCTGTGGTCCATGGATCCACTAGTGTGAAGAGACTGATCATTATTTGGTGGACCATTGTCGAGCCTAGTCTTTAAGTAACATGGCGCTAAGCAATGGCCCTCCTAATGAAAAAGGCACACATTCCGCTCACCAAATGCTTCGCGCTAAGTGACTTCGGGTGGGGCAGCCTTTGCTCAGCGTTGCCGGGTCCCTAGGCCCGGGGGTGCGCTGAGTTTATATGATTAAGTGGGGGCAACGAGTTGACGCTGGCCGGCGTTGTAAAAGAAGACCTGGCATGTCCAGGCAGCTCGCTCCCTGAAAAAAGAAAAAGAAAGCTACAAGCGCCAAGCTTCAAGCAGCAAGCAACGCTTGACAATGGTTCAGGGATAGTATAGGATGGTTATATTAACAAATACAGGAGAAATAAATGACAAAAGAAAACAATTATAGAACTGGTGAAGTTACGCAGCTTCGTAGAATAGCGGATGCGCTGGAAGAGATCCTGAGAATGGTTAAAGAGGACCAGGAGAGATCTAAAAAATATATGGAAGAACCTAAGCCGGATCTTCCTGATGACGTCCCATTTGCGGGGCGTCTGTAGTGAGTAGAAGACAAGGGTCCGAAAGTATTCGGGCCCTGGTTAACCACTGGCGCTGGCTGGTGGACCAGGGCCCAAGCTACAAGCTTCAAGCCTCAAGCTGCAAGCGCCAAGCTTTAGACTTGACAAGATTAAACTATAATGTTATTGTATCCTATAAAATACAGGAGAAAGTAAACAATGAAAATTAAAGAAGCGGAGGCTATAACTCACACACTATCGAAGCCTGGCAAAATGCCTGGATTCGCTTACAGTACACCAGCTCACGAATGCAAGACTGGGACCAAGCTCAGGGCCGTTCCTAATAGTGTCTGTTCTAAGTGTTACGCCTTCGAGCGTGGCCGGTATAGATTCCAAAATGTTATTGATGCACAATATAAAAGATTCAGATCATTAACTCACCCTGACTGGGTCGAGGCTATGGCTGCACAAATTAATTCTAAGAAAGTAAAATTCTTTAGATGGCACGACTCAGGCGATGTCCAAAATCTTGACCATCTAAGACGGATCTATGCCGTATGCAGGTTGACGCCTTCAGTTAAACACTGGATGCCAACCCGTGAAGCATGGACCAAGGACTATATTGTTGAAGCTCCTGACAATCTTGTTGTCCGGTTCTCCATTCCGATGGTGGACCAGGCAGCAATTGACAGCTGGCCTCATACCTCAACTGTCTCAACTAAAAAGATCGATGTCACCTGCCCGGCGCCCCTTCAGGGCAATCAGTGCAAGGACTGTCGAGCTTGCTGGGACAAATCAGTTTCAAATGTTTGCTACGGTGAACACTAAAAAATTCCCGCGTGGAATACTGGATCAGGTCATTAGCAACCCGGAAGCGCGTACGGCGGCCGGCGCGTGCACCTGGTCCGGGCCTCAAGCTACAAGCTTCAAGCTGCAAGCGTCAAGCTTTCGAACCAACCTGTTCAAGCATCAAGCGACAAGCGTCAAGCCCCAGGCAGCAAGCTTCAAGCTCCAAGCCGGAAGTAACAAGCTCCCTGATCCTAGATCCACGGAACATGGATATTGGAGAAGTATTAGAGGAGCAAGGACCAAGGGTCTTTGCTAAGATAAATGTATTGTTGGGATGACGTACATGGTACGCAATTTGGTGTGGACTAAACCTAAGTTTTTTACTCTTCGTTACCTTAAGCTCTATAGTACAAAAGTTCCCAGAAGTATTATAGACCAATAGATCAGGAGTCCCAAGTAGGCTACTGTTTTCAATTCGAATAAGCGACAATGACTTAAAATTTCTTTTAATTTGTTGATAGAATTTAGCCTCTGGGCCCATATGTTTTTTAAGGTAACCACTTCACTTAATACTGTAGTTTAGGTGGTATAATAAAGTTAGATTTTTTAGTTGTTTTCAATACAAGACGGTGCGCACTGTGTCCAGTTTGGCCTACGATCGGTGTGTTGTTTTCGTGTACTTCCATCTTTGTAATCTTTTCTAAATAACCATTTACCTCTACCATTATGATTGCATTAGAAATAGCATTACCTTGTCTACTGCCGTCACTTTTAGCTTCTGTGAATTTAGATAAAAATTCCTGTAAGTCTTGAACTCTCATTATTTTTTTATCTTCAATTCTAATAGCTGAAGTTCTTCAGTAAGTCTATCAATTTCTTTCATTAACTCCTGATTTCTTCTATCTAATTTTGTTACCGCAGCTGCCATGTCAACAGCAATTTGTTTTGCACCTTTCAATTGATTCTCAGTATTGATGTACAAACTTTCTCTGTCTTGATATTTTTTTAAATCAGCTCTGTATTGCTCTGTAAGCAATGTAACAGCTAATGGATCTCTGGCCTCATTAGTAATCTTAGATTCATTTTCATGACTCATATCTTCTCCATGTTCTTTCAAATTAGTATATGTACGCTTATCTTTCATACCTTGACTTTATAGGATGATTACCTTAAATTGTCAATATGGGACTTCCAAAAAGATTAACAGAGATGCAGAAAAGATTTGCTGAGCTATTAGTATTTGGTGGACCTGACGGACCGCTTTCTAAGTCAGAAGCTGCTGAGCTGGCAGGATACTCACCTAAAAGATCACGTGTTGAAGGCAGTGAACTTACAAACCCAAGACACTCACCACTGGTGGTGCAATACATCGGTAAACTGCACGACGAACGATTACAAAAACATGAAGTGACTTATGCAAAGCATATAGCAGAACTAGATAGAATTAAGGATAAAGCTTTAAAGAAAGGTTCTTTCTCATCAGCTGTAAATGCTGAAGTAAGCAGGGGTAAAGCAGCAGGGCTATACATAGACCGAAAAATAATAAAAACTGGGAAACTAGAAGACATGTCAGAACAAGAACTAGAAGCAAAAATGAAACAAATCTTAGACGACTACGCACCT